GAACGGCTTCAACCATCAATTCAGTGCGCCTTTCAACCTTTTGACGTAGCTTTGTCGTCTCAGTTGCCGTGGCATTGGTGTAGAATTCGATATCATTGCCCAAGGTCACGCTTTTGTATTTGCCAAGCGTTGGGTACCAGGTGTATTCAATCATTCGCTCAGCTACTTCAATTCCTAATTTTGCAACTGTACAGTAGCAAGTATCTCCAAAATGCAGTCTTGCAATATCATCGTATAGTTCTTCATACTCCATAGTGTTTTCAAGTTGGACCATTGAAACCGTATGAGTGATTGAAGGCTCATGTACTCGATCGACATCAAATTTCGATTGGCCCCATTTTTTCAATTCTTCAACCGTGGTGAGTTCCGAATTTTCGTATTTGCCAATGCGGCGGTTTTTGTCGGTTACTCCAGTCAATTCGAGATATTTGTACGTGATTGGCTCTTTATCTTCATCGTAATCGCCTTCTGGCACTCCGCCGATTAAATACAAGCTATTGTAATAGTTGCCGTCTATCTCTTCCTCAATCGATTCTAGGTTCACTCCTAAATCAACACGATAGCCATTGTCTTTCCCGATTCGAGACAACAATCTAAAACGATAGTTGTCCATATCCAATTCGCCAGCAGTGATACTCGCTAGATTCTCGTTACCATTGTTTGACCCAATTACAGCATCAACTGGATTAGTTTGTTTTACAGTGAATTGGTGGACTGTTTGAATATCTGATTCAAATGAAAAAGGCTGCTCAAATGCTAAGGCAGCCTTTAATCTACTCATGATAATTGATCCAGTACCATTTTGGGTGAAACTACTCTCAATGAAATTTCGACTCAACATGTAACCGATCGCTCGTCCAGTAACAGAGAAAGAATTCAGATTTTTCGTTACTTTTTTAATCTCAAAGTATTTCATCTTGCCATCTTCATCTTCTGCACGAATGAAGTTATCTTCTTTGAGATATTCCACGTTTTGACCATCTAATGAATAGTTGCCATAAAAAGTATAGTCACCATTTAGAATACGATTGATTTCAGGTAAATCAGCCCAATCGATCAAAGCGTGACCGTTCGTTTCTAAGTCCGCTGGCATTTCTTCATAAACATAAACTAAACTCACAAATACACGCTCCTTCTTAAAATTGTGCCGCTAGAAACACCTGTAGTAGTCAGTTTGTTTTCTCCCGGACGTACCAACGGCCATTCTCCTTTGCTGAAAAGTGTTTTGGAACCTTGAATAATTTTACCGTGTTCGCAATCGACTTTTATTATTTCGTTACTGCTGTTTGTAATCGTCAACGAAGTACTGTTGATCGTAAGTTTGACGTTGCCGCCCGTTGGTTTCAATTCAAGGTAGGGTTTTGCTGTTTCGTCGCCCGGATCATGAAAGACCAGCGAAGTAGCGAATGGCAATGACTGCTCATTTACTTTCCGCTTAAAAGGTTGGCATCGAAAAGTTAAATCAAAGGTATAGAAATACCCCCACTCGTTTTCAAACTCAGTAGGGGAATCCATCATGCAAATAACGTCACGATAAGCATTGTAATCATTATGGGTAATTAATTGTCCGCGACCTCGTAACCATTGCTTCACTTCACGTAAACGATCATACGGAATTGTAACTGATTCGACTTCTAGGTTATATGGTTCGTAATCATCAAATGTTTCGTGCAATGATCCACTTCGTCCTAGCACAGTGATTTCTTCGTAGCGTTTGTTTGGAGAGATCTCAGGAAGTTCAGTTTCGATAATACAATCCATATCCATAACTGCGTTGATTCCTTTGAATATAAAATTCGGTGTATCAGCATCCATGAACATTCCTATCGACCTCCTACGCCTTCAAGTGCTTGTTTGCTTGCACGGTAAAATTTACGGTTCATTTTGTTTAATTCGCTTGGGTTATTCGCATCGACATTGCCAATGTGGATATGTTGTTCCACTTTAGAAGGCTGTACTTTGCCGCCAATGCCTTTGCGTTTTTCTTCGTCTGATAACGGAGTAACAGTTGTCTTACCGTTTTTATTCGTAAGCAATTCTGGTCCAGCTTCACCTACGATCGCTTGGCCATTCAGTACATGACCGCCATCTGCCAAATAAGGCAAAGTAGAAATGCTAAAGCTTTTGCCGCCTACGCCAGGAACCCATTTCGGAATTTTAATGTTATTAAGACCACCCAGAAAAGCATTAATTAATCCAATCATTCCGTTGAATGGTGCTTTTGCCATGGCTGCAATTCCATCAAAGATACCTCCGAAAATGTTTACAACGCCGTTCCAAGCACGTTCCCAATCGCCTGTAAATATCCCAGTTATAAAATCTATAAATCCGGTAAAAATTCTCTTACCTGCATCGAAAAAGTTTTGGAAATTTTGTATGATTCCTCCAAAAATATTGCTCATGTACCCAGCCATGAAATTAAACACTTCTACTGCTACATCCGAAACACCTCGGAAAAATGTGTTAACTCCATTTCTAAACCATTCTACTTTATTGTAGGCAAGAACTAATCCTGCTATGAGCAATGCAATACCAGCAATCACCAGAACGAAAGGATTTGCTGCTAGTAATGCTGTCATCCCAGACCATACACCTTGTAAAACCCTTATTCCAGTTGCAATCTTGGTAACCGAACTCATAAGCATTCCTAAAACCACTAAAACCGGTCCGACAGCTGCTATAATCCCTGCAATCGTAATAATCCAGTTCTTAGTACCTTGATCCAGAGAATCCCACCAGCCTTTAAAACTTTTCAAAGCATCGATCGCCATTTCAAAGAAAGGCAATAAGCTTATTTGGACGGATTCGCCTACATCAGCTAAAGCTAGTTTCGCATTGTTCATTGCTTGGTTAGACTTATCAATTGGATCTAGCGTGGCTTCAAATGTTTCTCCAACCGAACCTTGACTTTCATCGGCGATTTTCGCCAAGTCTTCTAGGTTTAATGTTCCTCTTCGAATCGCATCTGCCATTCTCGGGCCGCCTTTGGTACCAAAAACTTCAGCAGCTGCGTTAATAGCATCTGTTTCGGAGCTAGCATTCTTAATTTTATCTTGAAGTTCACCTAAACCTTCAGACAGAGATTTTCCGTCTTTAGCATAGGCAACCGTAGCTTTCGATAAACTACTCAACGCTGCATTCCCATCAACGCCGGCTTGTTCGAATTGACCCATCAAAGTAACACCCTCGCCGAAACTAAGACCTAACTGTTTGATTTGCGGGGCACCTTTTATAGCCGAATCAAATAGACTATCGACTGCTTGACCAGTATTTTGAGACGTTTTGGTTGTAACGTCTAATACTTTATTCAAATCATCATAGGACAAATCATAGGCTTCGATAGCCTGCCTTGCATAGATAGCGGATTGAGAAACGTCTGTGCCATTAATTTCAGCAAATTGAAGAATATAGTTTGTCGAATCCTCCAATTTTTTATCCATGAACCCAAATTGAGTATTCACTTCACCAATTGCTTCTCCGACTGTTTGTAGTTCCAAGTGAGTATTTGAGCCAACGTTTTCAAACGAAGTTGCCAAACTGTCAGCAACATCGCCTGTTGCTCCTGTCTTGGTTATGATCGTATCTAACGCTTCATCAACTTCCGAGAATGCAGCTAGCCCTGCCGCTCCAGCTGCCACGATCGGTGCTGTAACGCCAATGGACATCTTCTTACCGACATTTGAAACCTTTTCGCCAGCTTCTTCTATTTTCTTTAGCTTTTCTGCTGTCTCTATTGACACATTACCTTGCTCTTTTAGTGCTTCATTTGTCTCATCCAAAGCGGCTTTTAATTTGTTTTGCCCTGTTTCGGATTCAAGCATCTTCTTATAAAGTTTTTCAGATTCCGCTGAGTACTTACCAGTTTCTTCTACTGATTTTTCATATTGTTCTCGCAAAAGTTCTGTTCGCTTTTCAGCGAGCGATAACTGATTTTCGAGTTTCTTTTTCGCAGCAGTCAGCTTTTCAGTTGCTGTTGCGTCTTTATCCATAGCAGACACTTGGTTTTTGTACTCAGTAGCTGCTAAGTTCATTTCACGATTGATTTCCTTGATCGTTTTAGAGTAATTGACTTCTCCATTTGTCTTGAAATTCAAGACTGTGTCTACTTCTCTTACGGCCATCTTAGCACTCCTTTCCTACCACCAAGGGCTTTGATCCATTGTTCTCGTTTCCGGTGGTTCAAACTCCGTATTACT